AGCATCGGTTGATTCAATTCACAAACGACAGAACGGGGTTATTAGACAACATCTCGCAGGGAATGGATGTATCTATCAATATCAACATGAAAGGTCGTCTATGGAAAGGAAACGATGGCATTGAAAAATGCTTCAATACAGATGAGGGATGGACAATCGAGCAAATCGGGCAACCTACTCGGCAACCTATTCAATCCACATCGGACAAAATGCGACATCCATCAGGATTCAATGGTGAAATGGCTCAGGATGACTTTGATCGCAACATGTTCGGTACAGACGATGACCTATTTTAAACGGAAACCATGACAGCAAAGCAATTAAAGAACATAAACAACTCAGTTCGGAAGATGATCAATGACCATTTGACGAAAACGGGGATGAATCTGGCATCCTTCAGTAAGGAATGCGGACTACATCAATCCCAAATGTGGATGTACCTTAACGACAACGATCAAAAAAAAGGTTTGCACACATCTACGTTAGAAAAAATCGGTCGATATTTGGATAAAATGTCATAACTTGACCTGAAAAGATGCAACAATGCGAAAAATATATCAATGGTGTGCCCTCCCAGTCGTGGTTGGCTACCATTGTTTCGCTGGAACTGGATGACTTTATAATGATTGGCTTCACATGTGACTACTATACAACACCAATACCGACAATCTGCGTTGAAAACAAGGTAACTATTAAGGAATTAACCTACGTTTTGCGGAAAAATGGTATCGGGATCTTATGGTATGAACAGATAGGCACATACATTTACGTGGCATTCAGTCGCAATTCGTATGAAAATTAAAGTAAATTTGTAAAATGTTGGTTAGGTGGGGGCGGTTTCTCCTGGTTTGACGATGAGTGAGTTTTGTGATTTGTTATTCCGCCCCCTTTCTAAACTACAAAAACGGGAAACCCATGAATAAAAAAATAAAGGTTGCTATAGGATTATCACTCATGCCACTATTTGCATTAGTGTACTTTCTTGACAGAGCATTACTCGTAATCTTACCTCACTTAGAGCAAAAGAAAATCAACCAATGGTTTGAATCTAATCAGTCAATGACGGGTTCGTTCCTGCGGATCATATCGGTAACGACAATTACCGGAATCTATTATCTCATCACTTGGATATTCTAAACCTATGCCTACACCAAACGAAAACGAACCACGCGAAGAATTTATAAGCCGATGCATTCCAATAGTCATAAATGACGGAACAGCAGAGACACCAGAACAAGCATATGCAGTATGTGTGAGCATGTACAACGAAGGGAAAATGCAGGAATTCCTTACAAGGCTAAACGATGCAATCGGGAATATAGATATCAATAAACGTTAAGATATTAACAACAACGTATCAACAACGAATATGGCAGGGAAAGGACAAATAGAACCACGATGGACCAAAGGCGAAAGCGGAAACCCTAACGGAAGACCAAAAGGGAGCAAGAACAGAAGCACCATTGCCAAGTATTGGTTAAGCATTGAACAGAAAGAAAAGAACACGTTAACCGGTGAGCAGGAGCAACTCAGCCAAGAAGACCTGATGACATTGGCACTCATCAAAAAGGCACGGGAGGGTGATGTAAACGCATACAAGGCTTTAATGGATTCAGGATATGGCGCACCCGTTCAACAGATCGAACAAACGAATACAGATATTGACCTTTCAGGACTTACAACAGACGAACTAAAAGAGTTACTTAAAGGGGATGACGAGTGAAACAAGGGCATACGCACGGGAATTGCTCCGATGTGAGTTATCAAGACGAGAACTATGGGAGTTTTGCCGTTATTACGATCCTGAGTTCTTCCGCAATCGATCCTTTCTCAAGGCTATTGCAGACGGTTATCAGGCTATTGAAGAAAAGAAAATAAACTCTTTGGCGGTAAGTATGCCACCCAGATCGGGAAAGTCTTACATCACATCCTTATTCTGTGCGTGGACCATTGGAAGAAACCCGGAAAGGTCAGTCATGCGTAACACATGTACTTCAACCCTATACCAAAAGTTCAGCTATGATGTCAGAGCCATATTAAAGAGCGACAAATTTCGGAAGGTATTTCCAAACGTTCACCTATCGGATGACAAATCAAACCTACAAGGATGGAATACCAACACAAGTAAACAAGTCGGTTACTTTGGAGCAGGTGTTGGCGGTACTATTATCGGGTTCGGAGCATCCAATGTGGCAATAACAGATGACCTTTATCGAGGTCTTGAAGATGCATTAAGCGACACTATAAACGATCGTATTATCCAATGGAAAGAATCAACGCATGATTCCCGTTTCGAATCAGGATGCGCCAGGATCGACATAGGTACACGTTGGTCATTAAACGATGTAATTGGGCGTAACATGGAGCAGGGCGCATATGATCGCACGGTGATCGTTCCTGCAATGGATGAAAACGGGAAATCCTTTTGCGAAGATGTAATGACAACCGAAGAATACGAACGTATAAAGAAGCGCATGGCTCCCGAAATATGGGAAGCGGAATACATGCAGAACCCGGTCGATATGAAAGGTCGACTATTCAATGAACTCAAATACATTGAAGCGGATGAATTCGAAGCCATAAAGGACCAAATAGAGGGCTGTGTTGGGTACATCGATGTCAGTGATCAGGGTGCAGACTATACGGCACTCGCCATTTGTGCGGTCATTAAACGGGAATTATACATCGTTGACTACCTAATGACCAGAGACAATACAGATATAACCATACCATTGGCAGCGGAAAAGCTCAAGAAATGGAACGTTACCTATTGCCGTGTCGAATCCAATTCAATGGGTGCCATGTTCAGCCGTGAACTCCAGAGGCACACATCTACTCGGATCCTTCAGGTCCACAACACAACGAACAAGATCACCCGTATTATAATGCAGTCAGCGTTCATCATGTCACGCTTTAATTTTGTCAAAAACGGGGACAATATGAGCGAACTATTTATCCAAAATATCCTATCATTTAGCAAAGAAGGTAAGAACAAAAACGATGACGCACCCGATTGTTTAGCAGGATTATCAATATTTGTGCAATCAATGTTTAAAAATTTGTCGTAACTTTGATTAAAATCTAATCAAAAAATGGGATGGATTTAAACTTTTGGGAATCATTTTTCGGCATAAACTACGGCAGACAGAACCGTTTTATAAACCAAGCAAACCAATTACTACCTTACTCAAATCAAATTTGGGGAGTTAAAAAAGCGATCTGGATCGACACTAATAACGCATGGGAATGGTTCATGACTATCCCCGAACTCAGGGCGGTGATCGACAAAAGGGCATCCATGATGGCATCTAATGAGGTCAGGATGTACGATGCAAATGGCGAAGAAGTGTTGAACCATTGGTTCCTGGACTTAGTTAAGAAGCCAAACCCCGTACAAAGTTGGGCGGATGTTGTCTATTCCCTATCTGTAAACGATGCACTTTATTCAAATGCATTCGGATATTCACCGGTTAGATCCTTTGACATACGAAACATGTTTGTGCCGTTACCTTCAAACAAGGTCCAGATAATGACATCAGGAAAGAAGCTCCGACAGATGGATGTGGATGGATTGATTGACGGGTACCGATTTGAGTACGATAATAACGAATTCGAATCCTTAGAATTGAAGGATGTTATCTATCTGGCAACGAATGACGGTATGAACCTGATTAAACCTACAAGCCGAATCGATGCATTAAAATATCCTTTGAGTAACATCAAAGCGCAGTACAATAAGCGCAACGTACTACTTGAAAACATCGGAGCAATAGGTATCCTATCGGCTCAGAACTCGGATATCGGTGGAGCCATTCCAATGACACCGGAAGAGAAAAGAAGCATCCAAAGGGATTGGTACAACCGTTCTAAAGACGAGGTGATCATAACTGAATCGCAGGTCAATTGGCAGTCGATGTCATATCCTACACGGGACCTGATGCTGTTCGAAGAATTGAACGCTGATAAGATAGCCATTATCGATGCATACGGAATGAACGTAAATCTGTTTTCAAGCGAAAAGGGTACAACGTTTACCAATGTTCGTGACTCGGTTCGTATGGTTTACACGGATACGATTATCCCTGAAACACAACAGATGTACGATACAATGGCACATCAAATGGGACTCGCTCAGCAGGGTTATAAGATCGTTGCAGACTTTACTCACCTTCCGGTTCTTCAGGATGACGAACAAATGAAGGCATCTTCAGAGAAAACAAAGGTCGATACTTACTCTGTAATGCTCAGAGATGGGGTAATAACTCAGGCGCAATATGCTATGGAATTTGGAATTGAACTTGAACAAGTAGACAAATCGGAAGCAATGGCAGCAGGATTGGCACAAGCACAAACTCAATTGCGTGGAACGGTCGGAGGTCTGGATGGGATCATTAACTTGAATGCAGCGGTATCGGCTAATCAAATGGCACGGGAAACGGCTGTAAATACACTTGTGAATTACTATGGTTACGAACGATCAGTTGCGGAAAGCATGATCACAACACCAACAACAATATGAAAGGCACAAATTATCAAACTAAATCGGTATCTGAAATAAAGGATATCAGCGCAGACAAGCGACAAGTTGCTATCTATTTGGCAAAGTTCGACAACATCGATGCCGATAATGACATGATCAAAAAGGGAGCATTCACAAAGTCTATCCAAGAGCGTGGACCTGAATCAGCTTCGAACAGACGAATCGCATTCCTTAGATGGCACGATTGGGAGAAACCGATTGGTAAATTCCTTGCATTAAACGAAGACGATTACGGTCTATTTGCGGTCGCTCAGTTAGGTCAATCACAGATCGGGGAGGATGCGTGGAACGATTACAATGACGGGATTATCCGTGAACACTCAATCGGGTTCCAATACATTCAGGATAAGATGCGATGGATCGATGACATGAATGCACCAGCACAAGGATATTGGATGTTGTCTGAGTTGAAACTATACGAAGGTTCAGCGGTAACATTCGGAGCCAACGAAGAAACGAACGTTGTGGAGGTCATGAAATCGGAACAAAAGATTGAAAAGGCGGTAAAGTTATCGGCAGAAATCGGCACGTTAGTAAAGGCATTAGCCAATGGTAAGGGATCCGATGACCGTCTATTCGAAATGGAAATGAAATTGAAATACCTGAATTCGCAGTTGTTATTACTCGCAAAAAGTGAACCGATTGTTAAAGATCATTCGCCTATTATCGAGCCAAAAGCGGAAGCATTCGACTGGAATTCAGTATTGAATACGTTTAACAAATAAAAATCAAACAAAGTGGAAAACACAAATTTAACACCAGAACAAGTAGTTGAAAAGATCAACGAAAAGTTCAACGAAAAATTGGCTTCAATGCCAACGAAGGCGGATGTTGACGGTCTAAAGGCAGACGTTGAAACGCTAAAGTCGCTTACTGAAAAGAGCGCAGAAATCGAAAAGGCAATTGCTAAGTTCGAAGGTAAGATTGAAGGAATGTCTGAAAAAGGATTCCGCACGGAGAAGACTCCTAAGTCAGTTGGTGAGGCAATGACTAAGGCGTACAAGGACAACGTTGATAAGATCAACGAACTTGTTGGTAAAGGTCAAACGTTCTCTTTGGATGTTAAGGCTCTTTACGATACTACAATCAACGATGACTATTCTGGTAACGTAGCATTGTCTACATTGGAGCCAGGAGTATCGAAGATCGCAAGACCAAGAATCAAGGTTCGTGACATCGTTAACATGGGTACAACGGCATCTAAGTTCGTAACTTACATTTCACAGACTGCACAAACGTCTGCAACATGGGTGAACGAAGCAGGTGAAAAGGTATCCGGACAACCGGCATACGAAG